GGAAAATTGCCAAAATTGCCAGAAAAAGGCAAAAACTGTGCTATCTTGCATACATAGCCCAAGGGGGGCTAGATAGGAGCACCAAATGTTTACAACTGAACTAGAAACAGGAAGCATCAAGGCCACGGGGTCGGTTGAGTTTGACGACATGGATAATGCCATCGTGTCAATCAAGGTTGGCGGTCAAGTGCTTACTGAAGTTGAAATCAGCTCGAAAGAGTTTGAGGTTATTCGCCGCTACTTTGCAGAGGTGAAGTAATGAAAACAATAATCCTTTACCTCATCTCACTAACCGGCATCTTGATTGCAAGCTGGCAGATTCAAGAGATACATCTCGGCTGGGGTTACACACTCGGAGTCGCAGGTTTGATTCTTGCCTTCTTTGTAGCAGTCAACGCACTAACAAAGGACACTCGCAAATGAATGAACAAGAACTAGCTGAGCGCATTATTGCCGAGGCTCAGAAGTGGACTGAGATACAGTTCACGCTTCAAGAGGGTGTGCCAGGTATGACGGCACAGACACGCAACGAAGCCAAGGCTCGCATTGAGCTAATCGAACACATCAAGCAAACCTACAAAGAAATGAGAGCAAATGCCTAACTACAATCCAGAGCCACTTGAGTTCGCAGTCAAAGACTTCCAGCCTCACCAGTACAACTTTGGTGTAGCCAAGTCTGATGGAATCTACATGGGCAGGATGCTTATGAAGAACGAGGTGCTAAGTCTTATCAAGGCAGCCTACCCAGTCCCAACCAAGGCAATCGCCAAGATAATCGAAATCGTGGACAACATCGAAATCTATGTTGACCCTCAATACAACATCTCATCGAGGTAGCCATGACTCTTTCACCCTACGCAGAAGGCTTCTATGCCGGTATCCGTTACCAGCGCGACAACATCCTTGATTATGTATCTATTCACTTAGATCAGGGATACATCCCAACAGCCGAGGACATCGTTGAGGAAATAAACGGCCAATACAAAAGAGACATGAACAATCAAGTCAACGCCATGATGGATGGCAGCCTTGACAAGCTAATCCGCAACCTAGATGAGCTGTCCTACACAGTTAGCAACATCGAGAGGCAAGCACAGGAGATAGTTACCGAGGTGAATAAGAACCTATGAAGTCAACAATCAAAGGCATAGAGCTAAGCACCAGCTTTGACGCAACAGTCACTAGATACTTTGACGAGAACGCAAAGCTACTGCTCTCGAAGCACAATGACTACGGCCCGACCAACATCAGCAACGCACCTGGTGGAGCTATCAACGGCCTACGAGTCAGGATGCATGACAAGTTGGCACGAATCAATCACCTAACTGATTCAGGCAACGCACCTGAACATGAGGCATTGAGGGATTCTTTCATTGACCTTGCAAACTATGCAATTATCGGTTTGCTGGTCCTAGACGGAGAGTGGCCTGACAAATGACCGACATCTTTGACCGGATACTTGAGAAGCACAAAGAGGGACTTGCCGAGGTATCACAGCTCGGTTGGACTACCGGCATCAAGTATGAAAGGCAGCGGATTATCAAGTTGCTAAAGAACGAGCAAGAGAAGCATGAAAAGGTAATTGCCTTCAATGCTGATCGTAAAGACACCGATAATCGATACACAATCTGCCGCACCTATCAGCAAGCAATCCAGCTAATCGAGGACATCAAATGATTGGATGGCGACCTAACCGAGAAGAATCGCGAGCGAGGAAACTGACTATGGCTTTTGGCAGAGGCTTTGCCAAGGGTTATCAACAAGGAGCAAAAGACATGACTAATTATCTGACTGAGCAAGTTATCTACTCAATCAACCAGGATGCAGTCCTAAGAACGACAGTAGATGTGGACACGATTGAAAGAGTCGTTGAGATTATCGAGGCGGTGAGGGACATTGGCAAAACACAGAGCTGAGAGGCAACCAATTAACTGGCGCATCATGCGAGTTCATTGGGCATACAAGACACTAAGAATGAGGCGAGCCTTCTACACCTTGCTGTATAAGGTGTCACGATGACTCACTTTACTAACGCTGATGAGCGAGAAATCTTTGACGCTATTTTGCTGCTCAAGGATGACGAGCGCGAGTGGTCGAGTGAGCTAGAAGCAATTAGGCGCAACCTTGCCAGATTGATGGAAAGAATAATGCAAGTCGAATGGCACTACCTTGAGCCAGAAATCGGCGACCTAGCTCTAAACTTGATAAGGGAAACAGAAAGGGAACCAAATGCTAGAAGGACTAACACCACAGGTGAGGAAATCATCCTGCAAAGTAAGAACGATACTGGAAACTCTGGACACAAAGGATCAAGCCATTCTTGTAGCTGCCATAGCTAAAGAGGAATGGACTGCTGGAGCATTGTCCAGAGAACTAACAGCCAGGGGCATCGCAATCAGCGAGAAGCCAATCATGGCTCACAAAAAGAAAAGGTGCAGCTGTGTTAGATGACCTATCCCCAGCAGTCAAGGTAACACCACCGAAAGACTGGCGACCTGCTGTTCAGTTTGACGGCTCAATCGGTGAGGCAACAACACCACCGACCACCGGCAACCAACCTAACTTTGATGAGTTCCTAATCGAGCAGGGCTTTGACCCAGCCAAAATTGAGATTTACGGCCCGATACGCACTAGCAGATGGCAACAGCGCGAGGGTGGCGATTGGTTAGTTAGCTGGCGATTCAACTTCAGAACACGCTCTGAAGTCGAGATTGACCTGCCTACACTTTATGCTCAGGCAAAGAAAACTAAGTTGCCAGTCAGGAAAGAAACCAAAGAAGGCAAAGCCTATGTAATAGTTCCGGCAGACTTCCAGGTTGGCAAGGTTGGATCAAGGGGAAACACCCAAGACCTAATCGCTCGAGTCTTTGAGAGCTATGAACGCATAGAGCAAAAGCTAAAGCAAGGCAAGTACGAGAAGGTAATCATCCTTGACGCAGGGGACATGATTGAGTCGGTGTCTAACAAAGCGAGCATGGCTCAGCTTGATAGCAACGATCTATCTCCATTCCAGCAACAAGACTTGGCTGCTGCTCTACTCTGGGACTTAGTAAAGATAGCCCACAAGTACGCGCCAGTAACCTACGCATCCGTTGGCTCCAACCATTGTCAGTTCAGGGTGAATGGGCAAGCAGTTGGTAAACCTGGGCTTGATGATGTTGGCATTGTGATTCTGCAACAGCTAAGGCGATTGAGCACCGAGCTGGGCATGGATGTCAACTACCTAATACCTGACCCTTACGATGAGTCACTAGCCCTTGATGTCTTTGAGGATGGCTTTCACATTCTTGCCTTAGCTCATGGACACCAAGCTGCCCGACCTAACTCAGTACCGGATTGGCTAATCAAGCAGACCTATTCCCAAGGCCCTATCTCAGCCTTTACCACCTTTGTGAGTGGGCATTTTCACCATGTTCGAGTTGAGGAACTAGCACCAGCAAGCAATGGTGGATCAAGGTATTGGGTGCAAGCCAGCACCAGCGATAACGGCAGCGATTGGTTTCGCCTGAAGGCAGGAACCGAAAGCACAACCGGCATTGTCTGCTTCGAGTTAGAGCGCGACACACACTTCCAAGGAACTGTTTACAAACTCTAAGTCGCAAGAAAGATAAGAGAAACCCAATGCCTACTTATGATTACAAATGCAAGACCTGTGACCTCAAGATGTCTGTCATAAGAAAGATAGATGAGAAAGAAAGAACCCCACTCTGTATCAACTGTGTCAAAGACTTAGTGAGAGTGTATGACTCACCATCAGTAACCTTCATGGGTATCGGTTGGGGCAAAGACGCATGATCGTATTCCCTAAGCCCTGCCTCAAGTGCAAGGCACTATTCAAGGCTAGGTCTGAGTATTGCGATGCTTGCCGGCTGGAAAGAAAACCAAGAGAACAGAAACCAAGAGTGTATTCGCCTGAAAGAAAGATACGGAAGGCTTTTTTATACGGGGGGGATTATCGCCAGCGGGCTAGGGTGGTGAGGGAAACGGCTACTCATTGCCACATCTGTAAGCAAGCTTTTACAGATAGAACTCAGATACAAGCTGATCACCTGATACCAGGAAATCCTGAGAGTCCACTAGCCCCTGCCCACCGCACCTGCAACGCTCGCAAAGGAAACAAATACATTGGCTGACTGTGGCACTCACTCGGCAATAGATAGGAAGCACACATGGAGATGATTGGAATATATTTATAAATAATTACTAGATAAACCTCACCTAAGACCCATAGGACCCCCACGCCAGTATTTCTGGGGAGTGGGTCTTTTCTTTGCTATCTGGCGGGCTTACACCCCGAGCCCCTGTGCTTTTGTGTATGCCCGCAAAACTAAAGCTTTTTGATAAGCTATAAAAATGAACATCGAAACCCTACGCATCGCTGACCTGACCCTTGATCCAAACAACGCAAGGCAGCACGATGAAAAGAACCTCAAAGCCATCCAAGGAAGCCTCACGCAGTTTGGTCAGCGCAAGCCAATCGTCATAACCGAGGCTGGCACAATCGTTGCCGGCAATGGAACTGTCGAGGCAGCTAAGCGTTTGGGCTGGCTAGACATTGAGGTTGTAAGAGTTCCGAGTGACTGGACTGATGCTCAAGTCAAAGCCTTTGCTATCGCTGACAATCGCACAGCCGAGCTTGCCAACTGGAACCAGGAAGTGCTTACCTCTCAACTGCTAGAGCTAGAGGCTGAGGGTTGGGAGCTGGCCGAGTTTGGTTTTGAGGCTTTAGAAATTCCAAACAACACTGAGGCTAATGATGACGATGAAACACTAAGTTTTGAGACAGCCCCACAAAGGTCAAGCATTGGTGATCATTGGCGAGTTGGTAAACATGAAATTATTTGTGGCAATTCTTTAGAGCCAGGCATAACCTCAAGATTTGGAGTTGAGTTCGATGCAGTTATCACAGACCCTCCATATGGAATAGGAGCCGGTAGCTGGTCAAGGCTTGGCAAAGGTAGAAAGAACAACAACATTGGTGGCTGGGACAGTGGCAAACCACCTATTGCTTGGGTATTGGAACTAGCTCCAAAAATACTTATTTGGGGTGGAAACTACTTTACCGACGAACTGCCACCAACAAATGATTGGCTTTGTTGGCATAAAAAAAATGATGGTCGAACATTTAGTGAATTTGAGTTAGCGTGGACCAACTTCGGTAAGCAATCTAGAATTTTAAGTCATCATTGGTCTGGTGAAGAAAAGCTTCACATGACTATGAAACCATCACCCGTTATGGACTGGTGTAGCTCTTTTATCCCTGCTGGCTCTAAGGTTCTAGATGTTTTTGCTGGCAGTGGGTCAACTCTGTTGGCTGCCCATAGAGCAAATCAAATTGGTTTTGGAATTGAAATGGATCCTAAATATGTAGATGTTATTTTGGATCGACTAGAAAAGCTCACAGGTCAGAAAGCTGAGCTATTGACAGCTAAGGCAGATTAGTAATGGCACAAGTTGGCAGACCACCAGTTCCAACTGAGGTCAAGAGGCTGACCGGCAACCCTGGCAAGAGAGCATTACCTGACCAATCAACTGTCATGCTCATACCTCAAGCCTTATCTACACCAGAGCCGGCTCGACCTTTGCTGAAGTACGGCAAGGAACTATGGGACAGAGTTTG